ATGTCACACAACGATACCCCCGCAAATAACACTAACGGCATAGCCGACGTTTACGCTGACGAGAATCCATGTGAAATAGCCGGGGAAGATAACCCCCCACAACCATACTCCTGCTTCGACGGCGAAGATCGGGCGCACGATAAGACTCGAATCATCAAATGGCTCTGTTACCACCCTAAAGGCGTCCCTCTGGCCCGTACTGTCAAGGCGCTATTCCCTGATGACTCCGAAAAACGCATTTCCGAACGGTCCTACACCTCCACCGATTACAACTTCGTCTCTCGCTTTCTCGAACGAACCGGATATGCGGTCTTAGACTCTGAGGCCGGGCTTATCGAGGCCTCCCCAACAAGCCGGGCGTTTCACTTGACGCTAGAAAGTAAAATTCCAAGTGAGCATACCACCAACTACGCAAAAGACCGCGCTGAGGCCTGTGCCTACGGAATGTGGTCGTTAAACGACGTAGAAAACGCGCGTCTCCTGGCAAAAGATTTCACTACGTACCTCGAGTCGATCCACGACCGTCGTTTGATGCTCGAAAATGTCGATAATCCTGATATGAAGCTCACCATGCCGTACCACACTCGCTTTAACGACGATCGCCGCAAGGCCGAGCAGTGGGCGCGGTACAACTCTGCGTGGGAAGCCGCCGACGACAAATACTCGAGCGGCGTTATGGTGACTCTCACGACTGACCCAAAGCGGTACGACTCGATCGGCGAGATGCTAGATGGCCTGATGGATGCCTGGCAAAATCTTCACGAAACACTAAATCAGCGATACTTAGAGGGCACAAGACTCGACTTCATCCGTGCGCTCGAGTTCGGTGGTTCCGAAAAATCAAATCATATCGGCTTGCCTCACTTGCACGTCTGCGTTTTCGGCGTTCCCTACATTGATCACCGCTGGCTCAAACATTACTGGTCGTCCAAACACGCGGAGATCGTCCACATCCACGGGATGAATAAACGCGGCAACGACTCGTGGATTATGACCTCCGGTACTCATGCCGGGAAAAGCGTTGCTGGCTACTTAGGCAAATACCTCTCTAAGACTTTCGAGCGTATTGCCGATGACCCTGACGAGCTGCGCGAACATTACCAGTCGTGGTCTGAAGGTGGCGACTGGGCTAACTCTGAGCTATGGAAACTCGCCCTTTACTGGGCCACTGGCCGCCAATTTTGGGCTTCATCTCACGACCTCAAAGATGACTCTCGCAATTTCGATACACTTCAAGAGGTCCCCGGTCTCGGCGAAACTAAGCTAGATCGCCTCGAGGCGCATGGGATTCAAACCCTCTCTGATGTTCGCCTCGCCTCTGTCGATGAGATTGCTTCCATTGACGGTATATCCGAGTCCTTCGCTGAAAAACTCAAAGACCTCGTAGGTGAACCCTCCGAGTTCGACGTATTCCGTTTCGAGTTTCGTGGAGCTGCACGTTACGAAGAGATGCCTGCGTCGTGGTCTCATGCGCGTCACCTGGGCGTCTCTGCCTGTGGATAGCTGCATATACACTTGTAAACTATAAATTATCCTAAGTTAATACTAAGTACCCCACGTTTACATAAGTAAACGCTGATGTCGAAAAGCAAAACTCCGAACTTCGACGACATGGAGGTATTGGACGATACAAATGACGAATACGATGACTCGGAATCCGAGTGGATCGACCTCGATCGTGGTGAAAGCGTAGTCGGTGAAATCCGCGAAATCAATCCCGACTGTGGCGACTACGGTACGACCGTGCTTGAGCTGTCTCGAGGCCTCGGCGATAACGTGTGTATGTGGTCGAACCGGCAGATAGACAACAAAATCGAACAACACGGTCTCGGCGTCGGCGAAGTTGTCGGTATCAAACACACTGATAGAGAACAGACCTTCACGCCTGACGGCTCTGATGAGCCCGTCAAGTTCGACGTGTACGAAGTCCGTGCTGTCAATGTCGGAGGTAATGACTGATGGCATACTCGAAAGGCGTGAGTGGTACTCTCTCCGATTACACTCACCTGCGCACCCTTCCCGCGCTGCTGTCTGTCGTGTTTGTCATCGCTGGTCTCTACCAGTTCGGTGGCATTTCTGACGTAACGATTACGTGGCTGAGTAACTATACGCTGACTTCAACTCACGCGATGGGCGCTTCAATCGGTGCGTACGCTCTCGCGTTCGCCAGCTCCGAGACGAAGCAGTTCGACAACTACCAAGACTTCGAGAAGGTGCTGATTGCAGCTGGCCCCGCTGTCATCCTCGGCTACGAATACATCCAACCTGTCACTGACCTCATCAACACGACCTCCAACGCTGGCCCGATCGCCGCGTTCGTCGTTACTGTCGTGGCGTGGGGCGTGGCGGTTCGGTGATAAAAATGTCTGTGAATCGCTCGTCGATTAAATCGCTGCTGATGGTCTTTATGATCGTCTCGTCGAGTCTGCTCGCTCCGGTCGGCGGAGCAGCCGCCGACGAGTTCCGAACTCCCGCCGCATCGGACACGTCGCCCGAGGCTGGCGAGTGTTCCAACCTCGACGACTTCATCATGTTCCTGTCGGTCGGCAGGATTAACGCAGATTCCTGCTCGCGGCAGGCATACGTAGATGCCGCCGTGCAAGACATGAAGGATTCTGATGCCAACCAAACGAAGGTTGACATCTACTCTGCTGCTGCTGGTGTCAAAGGTGGGTCTGAGACTTGGGCTGCGCCCTACGACAACTACCTGAATGACACCGAAAGTATCGCGTGGATGAAGGCTGAATCGGCTATCGCTCAATCCTACTCGGAAGGTGAATCAAAAACTGAGGCAAAAGTAGCGGCTAAGGCGGCCATAGCCGACTACTACGCCACCAAGCAGAAAAACCTCATCGAGCAATGGAACTTCGCAAATGCTCAAATGTTCACGCTCCGCGAGCAGGCTCGGATGGAGGATGGTATATCACGTAACTACGTCGAGCCTGCTTACCGCAACGTGGAGAAAACTAACAGTCCCGATTACAGTCTAGCATACTCCAACACGACCGTAGAAAAGTCTCTCGTGGACGGTACTACGGTAAACACGACTGGCGTGTCCATGGACGTTACGGTGCAACATACTACTGTGTCGGATGTTGCAACGGTTAGTAGCGGCCCTGTCCGTGCTGGAAAGTATAATAACCAATACAACGAATGGAAGGCTACGTACTACTCGTGGAGTGTCGAGCCCGCGTCTCCGAGTCAAGATACTCTGTATGCCGTGCATTTTCAGCCTTACGCTGACCGCTGGCAGCGGATCGTTGATATGAATGGTGCGCTTCAGTCTGAGGCTGACAACTTCGTTAACGCGACGTGGGACGACTACGACACCGGCCAAATCAACGCCTCTGACGTGCTGTCGGCTAACACGGCCATGTCCGAATACGGCGTCCGCTCGGGCAGCGAGTCTGAGGGTCTGTGGCGCTCTACTGCTGCGTTGTCCATGATGGGCTACGACACGCCTAACTTGAACAACAGCGGCATGATGACTGTCGAATACAAGAACGTCCAACACACCGGCCTGCTGATGGCGAAGAACGCGCCGAATGGCTCGTGGCAGGTCAACACGACCTACAACACGTCGAACATCGACGGCCCGGTCTTCATGGCGACGACCGAGGGAACCAAACTCGACTTCGCTGACGGCGAAGAGTTCACCATCGTTGGCATGACCGCTAAAGACGGTACTGCCGTCAATTCCACCCAAACTACCAAATACCGCTACAAAACCGCAAACACGACTGAACTGCTCGAAGTCCAAAACCAGTTGATCGAACTCCGGCAGGAGATCGAGGACCGCGAGCCCGAGGCTGGTGGCTTCTTCGGCAGCGGCTCGACCGACACGATGCTCGTCGGCCTGCTCGCTCTCGCTGGTGTCCTCCTGCTCGCCCAGTCCAATAATCGAGGTGGTCGCCGTTGAGATGATACAATCACTTCTTCTCGACCTCCTGCCAATACGCTCGTTTGTCATGTTGGCGTTGGTTGTCGTGGGCTTGCAGCTCGTGGGTGTTGATGTGATCGGCCCCGCGATCGACATGGCCCGTAATTTCATGTTGGACACTTTCAGCGTGTCCGACCTCGGCAGTCTGGTGTAACCAGCGGGGTTCGATTCCCCGCCTGCCTCTCGATGAACAAAAAAAGTCTGCTAGTCGTGCTTGTGATCGCTCTCGCTGTCGTCCCCTTCGCGGCGACCGCGCAAACTACACCAGGGCAAAATCAAACCGCTCCCAACTCCTCGAGTCCGACCGTCATATCTCAAGTTGACTCTATTACTGCTATCACTGACTACGAGTTGAGAGACGGCGATCTCTGGATTCAGTTTCAAAGCTCCGGTGGAAATACGCTGAGTATTACCGAAACTGCTGGCTCCGAGGGCGCGACTCAAGTTCGTGTCCGGTCTGTCGATATTCCTCGAGGCACGTCTACGGTCACTATTGACCTCTTCAACTCTGCTGATGGGTCCGTCCTAATCACGAGTCGCCTATCCCTCGAGCAAAACTCTGGTACTGTTGTCTCCGTGTCTGGTGGCTCTGCCATAATCTCTGGTCCCTTCACCGCGTCCGATGCTCAAGCTTCTGGCCTCGGAGCTGCAATATCAGTTGCCTCGGTAACGTTGCTGCTCGTGTTCCGCGCGTCTCGAGGCGAGTCTACTGAGGGGGAGCGTATCGCATGACTCAACTAGAAGGCCCCGAGAATCCTGACCGAATTGGAGCTCTGATTTTATTTGCTCGTCGATGGTCTCTCGAGATTATCGGCCTGCTTCTGATCGGAATCGCCGGAATGCTGTTCCTCGAGCTGCAACCAACTATCCCTCGCTTCTGGCAAGTGTCGTTCCTCGCTGCTGTGTTTGCCTCTCCTATCGCCTACTACACTGGATCGACTGTCGTTCGCTGGCTATACGATCCAAAATGGCTCTACCTGATCGACCTCTCTGCTGCTGAAGAGAAAGGCTCCCTGTACCGCCTGCCTGAATCTCAATTCCGCGACCTCGAGGTTCTTGATGGTCAACTCGACCGACTCGCTCCCGGTCTCTATGTCGGTAAGAGGGTAGACCTCGAGAACAATCGAGTCGCCGGTACATGGCGCGGTACTCTCTCCGATCGTGATCTCCTCCTATCTCTCCGTAAAGTGCGTGAGTGTCGTGGTCAACTTGAGGAAGATGCTCGTCAAGGCTTCATCCTTCGCTCGAGCGCGTACACCGTGGTCCGTCGCGCCGTCCGAGACACTACTATGCAGGTTGTCAAGACCTTCGAGCGTGGCTCCCTGCCTGACTCTGGAGAGGCGATGAATAACGCGATTCATTCCGAGCTCGAAGAGTTCGGCATAACTGACAATCTTGAAGAGACAATCGAGGACCTCGCTGAAGAGAAGCTAGCCGACTCCGACCTCGAGGCCGATTCTGATGATTCAGAATCCTTCGAGTTCGTCGAGAATCCTGAACCCTCCGAAAACGGTTCCGAGCCCACTATCAAAAATGACTGATGAAAACCTACTGACCTCCGCGAAACTCCGCGAGCAGATTGAAGGCCGTATCGACTCTCATAGTCGCCATTACCAATTCACTGGTCTGGCTGACGAGGCTGATCGTGGTTCGCTCGCCCTTCTTTCCGACGCGCTCCACCAGGAGGGCAAAGACCTCGAGGAAACTCAACTTGGTTCCGTACTGATGGATCGACTCGTAACTGACCGTGCGACCGAGGCCGTCCAATCTGGCGACTCGTCGATGATGAGCCACATCGTTGGCGTCACTGAGCAGGACCTCGATGCCTCGAGCTTGACTCTCCCTGCTCGACTCCTCGATCTCCTCGATAACAATGGTGCGCTCACTACTGTCCTAGCTGCTGGCGACCCCAACTCGGGCAAAACAAATACGGTCTGGCTCCTCACTGAGCTGGCCCGGTCCAAATGGGACGATGTTATGGTTATCAGTAACGCCCGCGCGTCTGCTGTTGACCTCCGAGTAACCAGCTGTCACGACCTCGCGTGTGCCCTCCTCCGTCACAAAGACCGGCCTAAAGTTGTCGTTATCGACGAAGGTTCGACCCATTTCGATGCTCGAACCAACTCATACGAGGTGGCCTCTCAGTGGTCTCCTCTGCTAAAACGGATGTCTAAACTTGGCGTCGAAATTGCTGCTGTAATTGGTCACACTGGAAAAGATGTTGACCCTGAGCTAAAGCGTCTCACCTCCCTCGGTCTCTATAAGCCGGACCAAACAACTCTCGAGGTGTATTCTGAATGGCCTGCTGACTCTGATATGCCGACGGATTTGCTGTTCGGTGGACCTCTCGAAAACCTCGAGGCGACCTCTGTCGAATACGACCCTGACGAGCCCGCGCCGTGGGCGTGGAATCTTCGAGCTGGTCTCTTCTCTAAAGACCTCGAATGGTCTGCTCTCCTCGACGAGTTACAAGACCTCGGCCCCGATTCGTAGCTGGTCCCCTCTGATTTTCTATCTGGAGCTGACCGAGATCGTCTATCCGTAAAACGCGGGAACCCTCCCACCGACCCACAACTCTAGTGGCGGTGGTCTCTCCTGAAATCAAAGGCTACGCTGAAGCCATATTTTCACCATAGCAGGCAGGCAGGCCGATACCCCCCTCCCATGGGGGGTGGAGGCCCGCCCGCCCGCGTACAGGGAACCGAAGGTTCCCAAACGGGTGGCGGTGCTGTCGCGGTGTCGTATCATCCGAATAACCTCGATACTAAGCCCCTGTCTTGTCTCCCTATCCTTTCTAATTTCTTATTAATCTCTTCTAACTCTTCTTTAACCTCGTCTACCTCGAGCCCGCTTCTAATGAGTTCTCGGTATGCGTCTGCGGTTGAGATTCCCTCCTCTTCTGCGTACTCTTCCACTAACTCAATCGTTGCCTCATTAAGTCGTATTGACACGACCTCCTTTGAATTGCTCATGGTTTCACGTTTACGATCGTCTACACCGGGCAAACCTTTTTGTTCGGTCCCTTCTGTAGCATAACCAAGCAAAAGTCTGCTGTGTGATTGGCCCCGCGCTTGGAACCCGTGTCGGGCCTGTCACACTCCTAACGCC